TCTATGAAGATGGACGGTATGAGTTTGGTGTGGGGTACTAATCCTGCCAATGGTAAGTTCTTCTGTTGCACGAAGGCCGCATTCAATAAGAAGAAGATTCGTCTTTGCTATACACAAGAGGATATTTTGACCCACTTTGGTCATCAGATGGAAGTAGTAGATATTCTATCTCGTTGTTTGAAATATCTTCCTCGTACTGGTAAAATTTACTGGGGCGATTGGCTTGGTTTTGGTAAGACTGATGTATTCACTCAGAATACTCTGACTTATGTTTTCCCTGAGGCGATTGACCAACAATTGGTTATCGCTCCACACACTGTTGTCAATGTGTATGCTGAGATGTGGCAAAATGTTTGTGTTCCTTTGACTGAAACTTTGGAAGATACTGATATTGTCAAGTGGGTTCAACCTTCTGTCGATCGTATCCCTCCAAAGGAAACTGCACCCAAGATTAACACCAAAGGTATCAAGTTTCTGACTGACAAGGAGGCAGCCAAGGCAAAGATTGCAATCAATCAACTCATCAAATCTGGTCAGTATATTGATGATGCCACACTTACTGACATTCTGGGTTGCCAACACCTGGCTAATCTGTACCAATATGTGATGGAAATTAAACTGGATATTATGGACAGTTTGATTGTGACTGATGCACCACAATCTTATCTTCCCAATGGCAAAGAATGTAGTGGTGAAGGTTATGTGTTTCATTCTGAAACCCATGGTTCAGTCAAACTGGTAGATCGTACCGAGTTCGCCTACGCCAACTTCCATAACGGTTTCGGTTCCTGAGGACAGTTGAGATAGTGGCACAAGTCCCCTTTACAACGGGGGATAATGTGTCCTATTATAGCTTTATTGAAACAACTACCACATTATGATTACTCTTTACCCACACCAACAACAAATTCTTGATGCCTTGAAGTTTCACGACAAAGGTATCATTTCTTGCCCTACGGGTGGTGGCAAAACTCTTTCAATGATCACCGATTCACGTAGGTTCTTGACACCTGGTAATGTGGTCGTTGTTGTTGCACCTCAACTTCTTTTATGTCAACAATTGTTCACTGAATTTGATAAACATCTACCTGATGTGAACTTTATGTATCGTCAGATTTCGTCAGAAGGTAAGATCTTTCAACGTGATCGTAAGGCTCTTAAGTTCCGCATCAACCCACCCAAGTCTCCCACTACTATTGTAGACGAGATTCGTGACACTTATCGTATTGCTCAGAAGGCACAATTACCTCTCGTATTGTTTGTAACCTACGACAGTCTTGAGCGTATTGTTTCCTCTATGATTCCTGTCTCTGCTGTGTACTATGATGAGGCACACAATGCAACAACATCTGATCACTTCAACGCTGTAAAGTATCTCAGCAATCACGCTAGCAATAATTACTTCTTCACTGCAACTCCACGTTACTCTAACTCTCGCAGTGTTGATGGTCCAGGTATGGACAATCAGAGCGTATATGGTGAGCAGATTGCTAACGTCAAGTTCTCTAATCTTGTCAAGCAAGGTGTCATCGTATCACCTCTGATTCATCTGCTTAAGAGTGATGCTGACCTCAAGACTATGGATGAGGTTTCTGTTAATCTTAAGACGATTAAGGAGGTTGTTGATCACTACGAGGCAGAGCATACTCATTCTAATCATAAGATTCTATTCTGCACTCAAGGAACTAAAGCAATCAATGATTTGCTTGCTGGTGGTCTCCAAGAGTGGGCAACTTCACGAGGTTATAAAGTCCTGTCCATTGATTCTATCAATCAGGGTTATATCAATGGCAGTAAAAAGATCAGTAAATCTAACTTTATTGACACTCTGAATAAGTTGGGAAGTGATCCGAATGAAAAACTGATTGTCTTACATTATGCTATGCTCGGTGAGGGTATCGATGTTAAGGCATTTACTGGTGTGGTGTTCCTCCGCAACACTCTTTCCACCATATTTGCAACACAATCAATGGGACGTGTAATTCGTACTGCTCCTGGTAAAAAGTATGGCATTGTTACCATCGTACAGCACGAATCTAACACCAATGAGAGTCAAGAACTTATTCGCAATATCGTGACTCAACTTATTAGTCAAGGTGTGCCAGTGTCTGAGATCTTTACTGAAACATCTGGACGTGGTAAAGAGGAGGAAATCGTAGAGGACATTAACACTGAAGACCTAAAGCGTAAGATTGCTGACTATGCACTACAATTCGAGCACAATAACATTTTGCAAGAGTTGTTGATGAAAGATGATGAAGAGTTTGCTTTCTGATGTGACAGTTGGTAAAGTGTCCACCATTCCCCCACGGGGGGATGGTTTTCCTGTATATTAAAAGAATCAAACAAACGGAATTAAATGACTTCTGTTGCAATCAATCCTTACCAAGCAGCACGAATTAAATTTCGTGACTCTTTCAAAAAGGGTATCAAACCTGTTGATGGTCGTCAACCTATTCCTGATGAAGTTGCTGTTGCAATGATTCAAGAACTTGACTTGCCTAAAGATGCTCTGATTGGTGTATTTGATGCCTTTCTGATTCTCTCTACTCACCTCAAAGAAGCGGGTTATACTAACATTGTTCTGCTTGAGAATGTTCACAAAGACTTGACACTTTTGCAGGAAAAGTATTATGATAAAGTTAAGACTGTATGTGAAAAAAGTGATATTAAATACTATGTCCCTCCAATGAACAACTACAATAGGTGTGATATGAAGTTTGATGTTGTAATCGGCAATCCTCCTTACAACGGACAAATGCATCTTGAGTTCCTGAAACTGGCACTTGAGATATCTGATTATGTTTCATTTATTCATCCCTCTGGTTGGTTGACAAGATCTGAGAAATCTATTGAGAAAGAAGTAAAGAAACTGCTTGAAGGTAGACTCAAATCACTCACCATTTTTAATGGTGTTCCTGTCTTCAAGTGTGAATTTCAAGCACCTCTAGTAATTACAGAAGTTGTGAAATCATGGGACAATCCTGTAACTGTAAATTATAATCACACTGGTAATAGTTACGAAATTGATAGTGTTTATGATTTCCCTACAGGTTATTGGGAACCAACTGAAATCAATCTGACTCTCAATGATAAGATTAAGTCTCTTACTCTTAAGAGTAATTTGCTCTCATTAAGAACATCTGACCCCAACTCAGTGCCACTCAATCTCCCCACCATTTGTGGTCATCCAGTTGTAAATGATGAGAGCAAACTTTATGGTGATGACTTTCACACATTCTTTTATCATAAGAGCAACATTTACACTCATGAGAACAATGAGGGTAAGTTTTACTCATTGAAAAGCGAAGAAGAGAGAGAAAATCTGGTTTCTTATCTTAAAACTAAGTTTGCTAGATTTGCTCTTGCTCTTAACAAAGCAACCAACAGAAATAATGTTAGTCGTTACATCAAGAATGTGCCATTGCCCCCTCTCAATCAACAATGGGATGATGAAAGTGTGATGGATTACTTTAACATTAGTCAAGAGGAATGGAACTCTATTGATAATTTCATTCCAGATTACTACAAGTGTGCCAGTTGATAGAACTGTCCACCTTTCTCCTCTTATCGAAGATCCCATTAAATGAAACTTCAACAGGTGTGATATGAAGTTTGATATTATTACTCACCTCCAAATGTCACCTATAGTGTAACACTGAAACAACTTTAATCATGACCACCGCAACAGTCTTCAAAATTCAAATGCTCATGGACTATGAAGGTCTTTGGGAACAATTTGGTTGGGTTCCACCAACAGAAATTGAGGCTTATGATCAGGATCCTGAAACTGGCGAATACGTAAATCCTCAATATTGGGTAACTCCTTGGACTAATGAAGAAGAGAAAGAATATGAAATTCGCTCAGCAGTTGCTTGCTACAATGATGTGAATGGCACTGTTATTGATGCTGATGATGTCAGGGATTTCAAAGAAGTAGAAAGGAATGCTTACTGCTCCACCTACGAATTTACTATTTGAATATGAAACTCCAACACACATTTGGATATGATTGTGAGGATCTTCCCTCACTGATTACAGAGAACAAAGCATCAACATTCTTCAAGAA